ATCAATTGAAGATCGTATTGCGGCAAACAATAAACTTGGCGAAGTATTAAAAGAACAATCAGAATTACAAATTGCAAACGCAAACAAAGCATTAGAATCCGCAAGACTTGAACTTGCTGAAAACCCAAAATCAATTGAAGCAAAAGTAAAATTAATTGAAGCTGAAAAAAATCTTCTTGATGTTAAAGAAAACATTGCCGGCTTTGAATCTGAACAACGTGTTAATTCTGAAGGTCTTGAACTTGAAGCAATTGAATTAATAAATTCTAAAAAGGAAGCGGAAAACGCGCGGTTAATTGCTAAAAAACAATTTAACGCCGAAGAAATAATTGACGAACTTGCAAAACTGGAAGCACTTCGGGAAATAGCAGTCCAAGAAAAAGAACTTGAAGAAACAAGATTACAAGAACAAATTGATCGACTTGGTGTCGGTACGCAAGCCCGCCAAGATGCCGAACAACAACTTCTTGATTTTCGCCAAGAAAAAGATTTGGAAATTCAAGAACTTGACAATCAAATTAACAAAGAAGATGTTGCAAGGGCTGAAGCGACAAGCCGTCAAAAAATGCAATTAGCATCCGACGCACTTGGTGGAATTTCAAAATTACTTGGCGAAAATAGCAAAGCCGGAAAAGCTGCGGCAATTGGTCAAGCAACAATAAATTCGCTTTTGGCATTTACAGACGTTTTAAAGACGCCGACAACACTACTTGAACCATTCGGATCAATTCAAAAAGTTGTTTCCGCTGCGGGAATCCTTGCGTCTGGTATGGCTACCGTAAAACAAATAGTTTCAACTAAAATTCCCGGGGGTGATGTTAGTGCATCGCCAAGAATGGGATCAACGCCGCCGGCCTTTAATGTTGTTGGCGCAGCACCCGAAACGCAACTTGCTGAAGTAATTGGTGAACAATCAACAAAACCACAACGCGCGTTTGTAGTTAGTGACGACGTAACAAACGCCCAAGCATTAGATCGAAAAATTATAAACAAGGCTTCAATTGGATAACAAAAACACAAAAATTTTATTTTAATATTATGGACATCATTGAATTATTTATTGACGAAGAAAATGAACTTGGCGGAATTGATGCGGTTTCAATTGTTTCAAGCCCGGCCATTGAAGAATCATTTATTGCACTTAAAAACCAAGAATTTAAACTTGCAGAAGTTGACAAAGAAAAAAGAATCCTTCTTGGTGCCGCCCTTGTCCCTAATAAACCTATATATCGACAAAGCGGCGATGAATCTTATTATATTTATTTTAGTCGTGAAACAGTAAAAAAGGCAAGTGAATTATTTTTTATTAAGGGGAATCAATCCCGTTCCACACTTGAACACGATATTCCGTTAAACGGACTTACCGTTGTTGAATCTTGGATTGTTGAAAGTGAAAAAGACAAGTCAAGACATTATAATATGGATGTTCCGGTCGGAACGTGGATGATTTCAATGAAAGTTGAAAATGATGATATTTGGAACAACTATGTAAAGACTGGCAAAGTTTCCGGTTTTTCAATTGAAGCGTACTTTTCAGACCGCGCAACAAAAAGACCGGATGATCAAGGCGTCAAAGATGATCTTTCAGCAATTGAAGAAGAAGAAAGACTTTATATATTAAAACAAATCCGCGCTATTGTCAAAAAAGACAAAAGAACAAAGACCGGAAAAAAGACCGAAATGGAATCTTTTACAGATTATCCGGAAGGCGTTTCAAATAATGCAAAAAAAGGAATTGATCTAAATAAAAAAAATAAAAACAAATGCGCAACCCAAATCGGGAAAATACGCGCCCGCCAATTAAGTCAAAAAAAACCGATTTCAAAAGAAACTTTGGTTAGGATGTTTTCATATTTAAGCCGCGCACAAGAATATTATGACGAAAGTGATACGTCAAAATGTGGAACAATAAGTTATTTATTATGGGGCGGAAAAGCCGGTTTAAGATGGGCGACTTCTAAAATGCGCGAACTTGATCTTCTTACTGAAGATTTGAAAAAACCATGTCGTGCCGGTTATGAAATGGTCGGGTTTAAAATTAAAAAGGGACGTCGTGTTCCAAATTGCGTTCCAATAAAATATTAATATATGTCAAAAAGATACCAAGTCCCACAAGGATCAAAGCGTGCATGTTTATGCCGCGACGGTTCTTATTCAATAGATTGTTGTAATTCAGACGATTATTTTTCCGAAGGTATTGGATCAATCACAATGGGCGCGTCTGATAGTGCGGGAACAATAACCCAAATTAACACAACAAGAACATTAACAACAACAAGCGGATAAATTCATCTTGTGAAAATACAACAACTATAATTTTTTTTTATTTATAACTATATGAAACCTAATGACATGATAAACCAAATAAAAACCTTGCTTGGCGTTGAAGTAAAAATGGCCGAAGCAAAACTTGAAAACGGAACAATTATTTCTTCCGAATCATTTTCGGCCGGCGACGAAATTTTTATTGTGACCGAAGACGAAAAGGTTGCAATGCCAATCGGAACTTACACACTTGACGATCAACGCCAAATTGTTGTTGAAGAAGAAGGCGTTATAGCTTCAATAGGTGAACCAACTGAAGAAGAAGTTGAAGCACCTGAAGAAGTCGAAGCGTCTGAAGAAGTGAAAGAAGAAATTCTTGAAGAAGAAAAAGAAGAAATGGCATACGCAACAAAAGAAGAACTTGCCGAAGTTAAAGACATGATTGAAGAAATCAAGGCAATGATCGAAAAAGAAGAAATGTCAGCGTCTGAAGACAAAGAAGTTGAAACAACTGAAGAAGTCAAAGAAGAACTTGCAGCAGTTGAACCGGTTGAAAAAGTAACACACAACCCGGAAACAGAAACAAAGAAGTCCCAATTTCTTTACAGTCAAAAAAGAACCACAAACACGTTAGATCGTGTAATGGCAAAAATATCAAACATTAATAAATAAACCTTAAATATCTAATAATCAATAAGTTATGGCTACAACAACAAGTTTAACTACCAGTTACAGCGGTGCCGGCGGGAAAGAATATATTGCCGCGGCGTTGCTTTCAGGATCAACAATTGAAAACGGTTTAATTACCGTTAAACCAAATATTAAACATAAAGAAATTCTAAAGAAAGTTTCAACCAATGCGATCTTAAAGGATGCTTCATGTGATTTCACGCCGACATCAACCGTCACATTAGTCGAAAGGACTATTGAACCGAAGGAACTTGCGGTTAATCTTCAATTATGTAAAAAAGATTTTCGTGGTGATTACGAAGCGATTGACATGGGAATGTCCGCACACGATTCACTTCCGCCTTCATTCGCTGATTTTTTAATCGGTCATGTTGCGGCAAAAGTATCAGAAAGAATAGAACAAAGTATTTGGGGCGGTGCAACTGGAACTTCAGGTGATTTTGATGGTATATCAACACTAATCGCAGCGGATGCAAATCTTCCGGCGGCGCAAGAAGTTGCGGGGACAACTGTAACGGCTTCAAATGTTATCGCACAATTAGGATCAATTGTTGACGCAATACCATCTTCTTTATATGGTAATGAAGACACCTTTGTATATGTAAGTCAAAACATCGCAAGGGCTTACGTTCGTGCGCTTGGCGGATTCGCAAGTGGCATCGGCGCAGCGGGTACAGACACAAAAGGAACGCAATGGTATAATGGCGGGGGACTTAGCTTCGACGGCGTTAAAATCGCGATTGCTAATGGCCTTGGGGATAATAAAGCAATTGCTGCACAAAAAAGCAATTTATTTTTTGGCACCGGGATTCTAAATGACACAAATTTAGTGAAGGTCTTGGATATGTCCGACTTAGACGGAAGCGACAATGTTCGTGTAATTATGCGAATGACTGGCGGTGTGAATTATGCAATCGCTGAAGACATTGTGACTTATGGAATTACTAATTCCGCAAATTAATAATTAATCAATCATTAAAGGGGTGGGCGATCCAAATGGTTCATCCGCCCTTTTTTTAAAAAAAAATTTTAAAGATTATGGCATGCGATTTGACAATAGGACGGAAGTTACCTTGTAAAGATGTTGTTGGCGGTCTTAGGGCGGTATATTTCACCGACTTCGGTGATTTTGGCACCGTATCGGAAAGCAACGATCAAATTACAGATTTATCAGGAACATTCACGGCCTTTGCCTACGAATTAAAAGGCAATTCATCATTTGAACAAACATTTACCGCATCGCGTGAAAACGGAACGGTATTTTGGGAACAAACGCTTAATTTGACATTAACAAAAATGTCGAAAGAAGATCACAAAGAATTGAAACTTCTTGCATACGGAAGGCCACACGTTGCGGTTCAAGACTATAACGGAAACGTTATGATCATGGGATTGGAACACGGTGCCGAAATAAGCGGCGGGACTGTAACCACCGGCGCGGGAATGGGCGACCTTTCAGGTTATACCCTGACATTAGTTGCACAAGAAACGCGTCCGGCTAATTTTGTAGCTTCGGCAACAACTGCAAATCCTTACGCGGGAATGTCTTCGGCAACGGTGACGGTAACACAAGGGACAAATTCATAATTGAATTTTTCTTTATAATTAAGGGCATCCAAATGGGTGCCTTTTTTTTTATTAAAAATATTTGTTAAAAACCTTGTTTTTTTGTTATTTTTTTTGTACCTTGCAAGGTCAAGCCATTTCCAAAGTGTTAAAATTTTGTTAAAAAAGTGTTTTAATTTGGATATTATCAACAATTTGTTTATATTATTGTAAAGATTAAGTTCTTTGAAATAATGTATAACTTAAAAATAAAACAATGACAAAAAAAGATGTCGAAGTTTTAAAAGACTTCTATAAACAAACCCGAAAGTTGGTAAAAGAACGCAACATTTTGCGTCCCCTTGAACATGAAGACGATAATGGTTACAAAGTTTTGACGACAATGCAACAAGAAAGCATGACAACAGAAACACATGTGACAAACAGTAAAGCCAAAGTATGGCTTGAATCGTATCTGAAAAAACCCAAGGACGGAAAATATCCAACTAACCGCGATGTGGACAAGGAAAACAATATCATTAATGTCAATTATGGTTTGCGGCCTTGTAAATTAATCGTTAACGTCAAACCTTGGGATGTTTATCGCATTCATTGGAAGGTTTGTAAAACATTTGACGAAGTAATTAAATTCATCAAATCCCGGGAACGGTGTTACTGGTAAATGAAGGGGGGCGAAAGCCCCTTTTTTTATGTCCTAAATTTAACAAAAGAAACCTTTTTTTATTATTATAATATGATCGTTTTACAAGAAAGCACAAACGCGCAAACAATAAAATTCATCCCCCGTGAATTTACTTCCGGGACAACATACAACGTTAAGTTGATTAATGATGTGACCGGTGCAAACACATACAATCAAAACACAACTTCAATAAGTGAAAATTTATATTATAATCAGTTAAGCGCGATTTTTAATGTGAAAAAAGAAAACACATATCAAATGAAAGTTTCCAAAACAGATGGGACGGTAATTTTTAAAGATAAAGTTTTTTGCACGAATCAAACGGCCACAACTTATTCAGTTAATGAAAGCGAATACACTTCGCCATCAAGCAATAACGATTTTATTATTTTATAAATGGAAAACACGCACATTTTAAATTTATCATCTTATGTCAAACCGAAAGTAATTGAAGACAAAAGAAAAGATTGGATCGCCTACGGTGAAGATAATGATTACTATTCTTTTTTGATTGACTTGTTTGTCAATTCAACGACGAACAACGCCATTATAAATGGAATTTCAAATTTAATTTTTGGACGCGGGCTTGACGCACTTGATGCATCAAAAAAAACTGATGAATATGCGCAATTTAAATCAATATTTTCTGACGAATGTCTTCGGAAAGTTGTGCTTGACACAAAACTTTTGGGCGAAGGTTCTTTTCAAGTTTTATATAAAAAAGGAAAGGTCATAAAATCCGAACACTTTCCGCGTCAAACTTTACGCCCTGAAAAGATGAACGACGAAGGAAAAATTGAAGCATATTATTATCACCCAAAATGGAAAGACGTTAAACCAAATGAAAAGCCGAAAAGAATTGCGGCCTTTGGTTTCGGAAATGGAAGCGAACCGGAAATTAAAATTGTAAAACGATACATTTCCGGATATGATTATATTTGTCCGCAAGATTATGAAACTTCTTATGCTGAATTAGAATGTGAAATTTCTGACTATTTAATTAATGACGTTCGACGTGGTTTTTCCGGAACATCCGTCGTAAATTTTAATAATGGTTTGCCCGATATCGATCAACAACTTCGTATAAAAAACGATGTATTAAAAAAATTGACCGGAAGTCATGGCGAAAAAGTAATCATTTCATTTAATAACAATCAAGAAACAAAAACAACCGTTGACAACATTGCATTAAATGACGCACCCGGACATTATGAATATTTATCAAGGGAATGTCAAAACAAACTTATTGTTGCGCACCGTGTGACGTCGCCTTTACTTCTTGGAATAAGAACAGAAAACAACGGACTTGGATCAAATTCTGAAGAAATTGAAACGGCTTCTTTATTATTTCAAAACGTAACGATAAAACCATACCAAGATTTAATTGTTGAATGTATTGATTCGATTCTTTCGGTCAATGGTATTTCTTTAAAACTATATTTTAAAACACTTCAACCGCTTGCATTTATCGACACAACAAACGCGTTAAATGATGAAACCCGTGAAGAAGAAACCGGGGTAAAATTAAAAAGCCAAGTTGTTGACAAAGATTTCGCAATCATAGACGATCGACTTGCCTATTCGACAAAAGAAATGGCAATTGAAGCGGCTAAAAATATTGGTTGTGAAGGTTTTCACGAACATGATTATGAAGGGCAAACGTGGTATATGGCTTGTGAAAAACACATTGCAGATTTAAAAAAACAAGAATTAAAAAAAGACAATCGGCCATTTTTAAGCGATGACGAAGGTTCTAAAATATGGGATTTAATTAAAGACTTAGGCGAAGAAGAAAATCTTGAAGATTATGAATTGATTGATGTCGATAATACTGAAGACGAACCCGAAGATTTTGATGTACAAAAGTATTTAAATGGATTACACTTGTCAGCAACGGAAGATTCTTCGCAAGATAATGAAAGATATAAAGTCCGTTATAAATATGTAAAAGGAACATCAAAAACACCTTCAGGTTCATCAAGACCTTTTTGCGTTAATATGATTAAAAACGGAAAAATATTTCGAAAAGAAGACATTGGAATTATGTCAGCCCGTGGCGTAAATAAAGAACACGGCCATAAAGGTCGAAATTATTCGCTTTTTAAGTGGGGCGGCGGTGTCAATTGTCATCATGTTTTTGAAAGACGAATATATAAAAAACGTCTAAAAAAAGACGGAACGGAATGGGGCGGAAACGCACTTGACGGAACAAAATTTGTAAATGTGAACCAAGCCGTCCGCGAAGGTTTTAAACTTCCAAAAAATCCAAAAGAAGTTTCGGAAGCAAACATTGACCGCAAAGATCGCGGAATGCACCCAAACAACCCAAATCGATAAAAAATGGCTAAAGGATTATTCATTACACGCGCGGACATAGTCAAAAACACTTCCATTTCAGGATCAGTTGACGTTGACAAATTTTTAAACTTTATTTTATTAGCCCAAGAAATAACGATTCAACAATTGCTTGGGACTGAATTGTATGAAAAAATTCAAACAGACATTGAAGGTTCAAATCTTTCCGGAAATTATTTGACGTTGACGACTGA